TACTGACTTCAGCGATCTTGAGGAGGAAATCCTGTGAGCGATATGAAAGAAGTAATTACTGAAGTAATTGGTAAGACAGACAGCAATGTTGTTGTGTTTGAAGAAACAGAGCATTGGAAATGTGTTGTTCTGTACACCTTCAACGGCGCTACTACGTTTGAAAAGGCTGAATTAGAAAGCCTTGTAAAGCGTCTGACAGCAGCGCTGGAGAAGATGTGATCGTCCTCATTGATGGTGACATCATCACCTACAGAGCTGGCTTCAGCAGGAGCACTGAGTGTGCTATGACTGCTGTAGGCGTCACTGACACCATCATTGAGGATATACTGGAGAAGCTACAGGAAGAAACCTTCAACGTCTACATTACAGGTGCTGGTAACTTCAGGGATGAAGTTGCTGTCACCGCACCTTACAAGGGTAACAGGAAGTCAGCAAAGCCAGAGTTCTATAGCGAGATACGCCAGCACCTGATAAGCCATTACAATGCTATTGTTGCTGAAGGCGAGGAAGCAGATGATGTCATCGCCATCGAAGCTACCAAGTATGGTGATGACTGCATCATTGCCAGCATTGACAAAGACTTCGATCAAGTACCTGGTTGGCATTACAACTTTGTTAAGAACAAGAAGTACTACGTCACTGAAGCAGAAGCTATGCTTAATTTCTATACTCAGTTCCTTGTTGGTGACGCTATCGACAACATCAAAGGTGTCAGAGGAATTGGACCTGTCAAGGCCAATAAGTTGCTACAGGACTGTAAGACCGCCAAGGAGATGTTTGACGTGTGTGTTGACAAACTAGGGTATGACAGGGCTGTAGAGAATGGGCAGTTACTGTACCTTCGGAGAGTTGAAGGTGAGACATGGACACACCCATGAAAGGTATGCAGAAGGGTATCAAGAAGCGTACTAAGCGCAACATCCCTAAAGGGTATGACAGTTGGTTTGAGTACGATCTACACCAGAAGATGAAGCAGTGCCAGTACCATACTGCTAAAGTCTCCTACGTCCAGCGTAGGTCTTACGAACCTGACTTCAAGTACAAGAACATCCTGATAGAAGCTAAAGGACGTTTCCGTACCAGAGATGAAGCCAGGAAGTATGTTGATGTGCGTGATAGCCTAGACCCCATATTTGAGCTAGTGTTCATCTTCATGAACCCTAACACTGCCATGCCAGGCGCACGAAGGCGAGCCGATGGCACTAGGTACACGATGGCAGAGTGGGCAGAGAAACAAGGGTTCAGGTACTTCACAGCAGAAACTATACCGTTAGAATGGAGTAGGAAACGATGAAGATCATGGTCATACCGGATACACAAGTTAAACCTGGTAGCGATCTGTCCCATCTGACATGGGCTGGACAGTACGCTGTAGACAAGAAGCCTGATGTGATAGTTCACCTTGGCGATCACTGGGATATGCCATCACTCAGCAGCTATGACGTAGGTAAGAAGTCGTTTGAAGGAAGGTGTTATACTGATGACATTGCTGCTGGCATTGACGGCATGGTTAACTTCCTTGCACCTATCAAGGTGGAACAGAACCGTAGGATTGTTAACAAGAAGAAGCAATGGAATCCTCGGATGATCTACTGCATGGGCAACCATGAAGAGCGCATCAACAAAGCCATCAACAGCGACCGTAAGCTAGAGGGCTTGATTGGCTTTAAAGACTTGATGCTGGAGGACTTTGGCTGGGAAGTGTATCCATTCCTACAGCCTGTTAACGTAGCTGGTGTTATGTTCGCACACTACTTCTGCTCTGGCGTTATGGGGCGTCCTGTGTCATCTGCCCGGCTTATGCTGACTAAGAAACACCAGTCCTGCATCATGGGGCATGTACAGGATAGAGACATAGCCTTTGCCCAGCGCGCTGACGGTAAGCGTATGACGGGGCTGTTTGCTGGCATCTTCTACCAGCATGATGAAGAGTATCTTAACTATCAAACCAACCAAAGCTGGAGGGGTATCTGGATGTTGCATGAAGTGGATGATGGCTCCTTTGACGAGCTACCAGTTAGTATTGAGTTCCTACGCAAGCGGTATGGTGACGTATGACATTCTACGATCTATGCAAGCGCCTACGCACCCTGGATGAGATCACCTTGCTAGAGGTTCTAGAGATCGACAGTGAAGACATTGTAGATCGCTTTGAGGATTTCATAGCTAAGAAGATGGAGATGTTGGTTGAGGACTTGGAAGTTGATGATGTATTTGATGACGATAGGGAGTAGTGTATGAGCATTGATGACGCAACAGCAGCAGAGTGGGATAGGATTAGTAAGAAGAGTCAGCAGCGCCAGCAGTGGTGGGAGGAGAAGGGTCAGTATGATATAGTAGACAAGCCAGCACATTATAACAACGGCGCTATTGAAGCCATTGACTACATTAAACAACAGCTAGGTGATGACTTCTACGCCTACTGCGAAGGTAACGTACACAAGTATATTCATCGCTATAGCTATAAGAACGGTGTAGAAGACCTGCGTAAGGCTCGCTGGTATCTCGATAGGTTGATAAAGGAGTTGTGTAGCGATGGACTTTAACGAATACCAGCTCCGTGCAGAACAGTTTGCCATGTTTGAAGAAAGGATGTATCCTATTGCATCGCTGATGGTGGAGTCAGCAGAGCTGGCAGACTTGTTCATTAAGCCACTGCTGCGAGGAGATGCTGTAGATATAGATAGAGTTAAGGTCATCTCTGAAGCTGGTGACGTACTATGGAACCTGGCAGTGTTGCTTAAGCGTGAGAACATTCACCTTGAAGACGTTGCACTTGCCAACATAGAGAAGCTCAATAGGCGTCTTCGTAACGGTACTATACAGGGTAAAGGAGATCGCTAGTGTATGAGTCAATGTTAATTGATATAGCAATGCTAATGATCGCTGGTGGTATTGTTGGTTATTGGTTAGCGATGGAGTAACGTATGAGCAAACTTACTATTGAACTAGACAACGAAGTAGTTGATACAGTATTTGTACAGAGCATGGATATCGTTAAACACGACATGGTGCAACAACTAAGATATATTGAGAGGTTGCGATCTAAAGGCTCTACAACACCTTACATGGGTATCTTTGACAACTGCATGGATCAGGATGAAGATGAGATAAAGGATTTCCTTAAATCGTTAGTTGATGTCAGGAGCTACTATGCAGTTAATTGAGGGTTCATTTGGAAAGAAGGAGGAAGATTCTACACTACGGCAGATGCTGCAAGTAGTTATTGAAGCACTGCCAGAGGATGCTGTAGGTGAATTTGTAGTAATAATAGATACAGACGGACATGGTGAGATGTTTACTTCAGTGCCTACAGCAGAAACTAACTTGATGTTGGATGTAGCTAAGATTGGATTGCTTACGTTTGGGATGGGAGAAGAGTAGAATGTTAAAGAGTGGTTATGAAGAGTACATTCACAAGTCGCGATACGCCAGGTATCTACCTAGCGAACAACGGCGCGAGAGCTGGAAAGAGACTGTAGATCGTTACGTTAACTACTTCGTTGATCGTGGTCAGCTAGACACTGACACCGCTAATGAGGTAGCTACTGCCATATACAACTGTGATGTCATGCCTAGTATGCGAGCTATGATGACAGCAGGGAAGGCTCTCGACAGGGACAACGTAGCAGGGTTCAACTGCTCTTACTTGGTTGTAGATCATCCCCGTGCCTTTGATGAGCTTATGTATATCCTTATGTGTGGTACTGGTGTAGGATTCTCTGTAGAGCGCCAGTATGTATCTAAGTTGCCAGAGGTGGCAGAGAAGTTCTATGAGACCGATACAGTTATACACGTTGCAGATTCTAAAGTGGGCTGGGCCAAGTCTTACAGAGAACTTATATCTCTGCTATATAGTGGTCAGCTTCCAAAGTGGGATGTCTCTGGAGTTAGAGCTGCGGGTACCGCACTTAAGACCTTTGGAGGCCGCGCAAGCGGTCCTGAGCCGCTTACAGAGCTGTTCCGATTCACAGTTGAAGTCTTTAAAGGGGCTGCAGGACGAAAACTTAACTCAATTGAATGTCATGATATCTGCTGCAAGGTGGCACAAATCGTGGTTGTTGGAGGGGTCAGACGTTCTGCACTAATCAGTCTCAGTAACTTGACAGATGATCGTATCCGTAGAGCCAAACATGGTCAGTGGTGGCTTGATAACCCACATCGCGGCCTTGCTAACAACAGTGCCTGCTACACAGAGAAGCCAGACTTTGCAGCATTCCTTAACGAGTGGAGTAGTTTGTATGAGTCACGCTCTGGTGAGAGGGGCTTCTTCTCCAGGGTAGCGTCACAGAAACAAGCAGCGAAGAATGGCCGCAGGGACGCTAGTTACGACTTTGGTACCAACCCTTGTTCAGAGATTATACTGCGTCCCAATCAATTTTGTAATTTAAGCGAGGTAGTTGTACGTCCAGAAGACACACTAGATGACCTACTGCGTAAGGTACGCATTGCATCCATACTAGGTACACTACAGGCTACGTTGACAGACTTCAGGTACCTACGGAGTGTATGGAAGAAGAACACTGAGGAGGAAGCACTGCTGGGTGTGTCATTGACAGGGATTATGGATAACAAGCTGTTGAATGATTACTCTAACAAGAACTTGCCAGAGATGTTAGAGATGTTGAAAGAAGTGGCAATCAACACTAACGATGAATGGGCAGAGCGTTTAGGTATCAACCAGTCTGCTGCCATCACTTGTGTCAAGCCCTCTGGCACTGTGTCACAGCTTGTTGATAGTGCTAGTGGTATACACGCACGATACGCCCCATACTACATCCGTAGAGTCAGGGCAGACATGCGTGATCCCTTGTGCAAGGTGCTGGAGGACGCTGGAGTACCGTGTGAGACAGATGTAACATCACCAACAACTAAGGTGTTTAGTTTTCCTAAGAAGGCACCAGAGGACGCTGTATTCGCTTCAGAGGAAACAGGGATGTCGCAGCTACGCTTGTGGGATATTTATCAACAGCATTGGTGCCATCACAAGCCATCAATCACCGTCTACTACAGAGACAAGGAGTTCCTAGAGATAGGTCAGTGGATGTACAATAACTTTGATAGTGTTAGCGGTGTTAGCTTCTTGCCCTACAGCGAACACACATACGAACAAGCCCCTTACGAGGCTATCACAGAGGAGAAGTACAACGAACTAATGCAGGGGTTCCCAACAGAGTTTGAATGGGA